GTATGATACCATTTTTCACAAAATCATCGCCCGCAAATTCCCACAGCGAGAAATCACGTTGCTTCAATTCTGCGGCGAATTTTGCAGCGTAATGCTGCCGTGTATATTATTGTGGAATGATGTTGATGATTCAACGACAGTACATGGAGCGAAATTTCGCGACGGATTGCGCGGTGTGTTTCGCTGTGTGTGTCGCCGCGAGGTGGTCCGTGGATGTGTGATGTGGCTGTTTATATTTTGTTTATATTTTATTTATACTTTCTTAATTGACTATGTGGTGATATTGGGGTATAATGTAATCAGAAATTAAGAAAGGACACGCGCAAGGCGTGAGGGTGAATGGTTATGGTTGGTAATGATTTACTTAGTGATAGTATTTTTAAAGAGTATGTGAAAGATTATGACGGTTTAATTTTTGATAATGAAACTATCAACGGTGATTTTATTTATTTATGACTATGATGAAGACCTTATAGAGCGAACGCCTATACTTGTTGAAATGGAACTTTTTACAGGTGATTATATTAAAAAGGTTGTTCCAGCTTCATATATTATTAAAATGTTGGATTATAAAGGAGGTGAGGATGATGACTAATTTAAAAAGTTTAGAGATTTCAGCCAAAGTTCATTTGGCAGGGGTTGAAAATGTTATTAGTATGGTTGATAACATTGAAAACAATAGTTTAATGACTGTTGAAACATCTGAGATGAAAAACATCATCAAAGAAATAAAGGCTGTTGCAGCTAAAACAGAAAATAAGAAATTCAAAACATTCTTGAATCAGTTGATTAAAGATTGTGAAGGAAAAATCTATAAAACTGTTGACAAATAACATTTAATGTAGTATATTAAATGTAAGAGGTGGCAGGAGTGATATTCAGGCATGTCGCTCTTGTCACTTTATTTTTAGAAAGTGAGGTTTTTTGTATGATTGATATTGAGGAACTTAAACCAATTCTTAATGACATTTTAACAGATGAAAATTCAGTTGATGTCATTGAAAGAATTCAAGCTATCGATAAACCGGGTGTAACTCAGGCAGATTTAGACAAGCTTGACAATGAATGGAAAGAGAGATATCGAAAGGCATTTTTTGACGGCGTTGAAATTGAGAAACAGGCAGATGGAAACGCTGATGAAGATTCTGACGATATTGAAGACGAAGAAAAAATGAATTATGAAGATTTGTTTTCAGAGGAAAGTAAGGAGGAATAAGGTATGAAAAGAAGAATAAGTGTTCAGAATTTGAACGCGTCAACTGTTGATATTTTGAATGTCATCAGAAAAAACGCGGGTCAGGAATATCAGGATTTGGTTCCTGATATTTCAAAAAGTTCAGAAATTCCAAAGGTTGGAGAGGTGCTTTTTGGTTATCCTGCTTTGGCTAATCAGTTTATTTCTGCATTGATTAACAGAATCGCAGCTGTTAGAGTTAAGTCAGTCACATTCAACGACCCTATGAATAAGAGATTTGGAAAAGGTCTTTTGGAGTATGGCGAAACAGTCGAAGAGATTTTTGTTCAGATTGCTAATGTTAGAGTATTTGACTATGACAAGGCAGAGAAGAGAGAGCTGAAAAGAACTATGCCTGATATTCGTTCAGCTCTTCACACAATGTCATGGAATGTTCAGTATCCAGTAACAGTCACAGATACAGATTTGCGAAAAGCTTTTCTCTCTGCTGACGGTGTGACAGATTTAATCGCGAGAATTGTTGATTCAATTTATAAGGCGGCTGAGTATGATTCTTATTTGCTTTATAAGTATTTGCTGATTAAAACAATCTCTCATGGTAAGATTGTTTCTCAGACTGTTCCAAATTCAGACGACATTGAAGAGTTCGCGATTGCTTTCCGTGCAACTTCAAACAAGTTGACAATTCCTCGCCGTGAATATAACGCTGCTAATGTTCTTACAAACACGGACAAAGACAAACAGTATTTGTTCTTGGATGCTAATTTTGCAGCTCGTTATTCTGTAAAAGTTTTGGCGTCAGCTTTCAACATGAGTGAAGCAGATTACACTTCAAAAGTTGTTCTTATTGATAATTGGGACGAGTTCGACAATGACAGATTTGACGCAATCCGCGCAGAGTCTGACATGATTGACGAAGTCACGACGGAAGAATTGGACGCTATGAAGAAAGTTCGCGGAGTGCTTGTTGATGAGTGGTTCTTCCAGTGCTACGATAACGCAATGAAGATGACTGAAACTTTCGTTGCTGCTGGTGATTATTGGAATTACTTCTATAGAGTGCAGAAGACTATTTCATATAGTCCGTTCGCAAATGCAATCGCATTTGTAACATCTGACGCAGTTGTAACACTTCCTGAAAGCGTAACTGTAGAAATTACAGATAAATCAGTTTCAGACGTTGCAACAATCTTTACATTGGCAGTTCAGGACGATGACGATGACGCAACGCTTCATAGTAGAAACGTTCGATTCGTACAGACAGAAGCAGCAACAAAAGCAGCAATTGCTATTCATGAATATGGTGCTGTTATCATGCCAGCTAATGCAGCAAGCGTTACATTGGAGCTTGAAATGGGCGGCGCTACTTACAAAGCAAGTACACCAACAACAAGCGCTGCTAATGTTGGTGAAACAATCACTTTTAACAAGCAGTGATAAAAATTTGAGGGGTGGTGTAAAATACACCGCCCTTTTTTAATAAGGGGTGATAAAATGCGAAGACAAGACAAAAATTTAGTTATTGAAAATTATGAAATATATCGATATTATAAGGAGCGTTTAATTAACATTGCTTTGTCTCAGTTCGAATGGCACGGGTTGCCAAAAACTTGTGACCGTCTTTTCTTCGAACGTACGTTGTTATTATCTGGCAAAGCTGCAATGTTAAAACCGCGCGGGCTTGATGATTTGGTTTCTGTTGATTTCTTGCAGATTGGAAATTTTGATATATACGGATATCCAACGGATATTATAGGAATTGGTTATAACGCGCGAAACATTGAAACGGATGATTGGTTGATTTTATTTGACAACATGACAAAAACAACATTAATGAATAAAATTGACTTATACGCTCGTCTATTGTGGGAATGTCACAACACATTCAGAAGCAATTTACAACAGCAGGTTACACCGTACATTATAGCAACAAATCGGAATTCACAACTCACAAAAGAGAATTTCATGTTGCGAGTTCAGGGTTTCCAACCTGTGGTTACTGTAAAAGATGGAGAGGATATCAAAGACAGCATAACAGCCTTTCAAACTGGGGTTGAGTTCCGAGGTAATGAGATGTTGCAATGTCTCAAAACAATTTGGGCTGAAGCTCTTTCAATGCTTGGAATATCAGCAGAGACAACAAAAAAAGAGCGTTTAATATCTGATGAAATCTCAATAAATCGTCAGGAAGATTTAATTTCATTGAATTCAAGATTGTTGAATCGTGTTGATTTTTGTAATAAAGCAAACGAGCGTTGGGGTCTTGATTTATCTGTTAATCTGTCGTCAAATATGAATACAGAACTTTACGGGGATTATTCTATGATGATGTTACAGAATTCCGGCGCTGATGAGAATGAGTCAAAAAATTCAAATAAGGATGGTGAAAACGATGGCTAAATATACAATTTCAATTCTGGATAAGTTAATAGAGAATTCCAACAACAAGGATTTAACAGATTTTCAGAACTTAACAGACGTTTCAAAATCAACGCTTTTTGGTTCTGAATTGAATGTTATTTCTGAGGAATACAGAGACAGATTTGTTTTGTCATTTACTCAGGAGTTTTTATATGATGAAATCGGATTTGAAACTTTCACAGGTTGGCGAATGGCTTTGGCGCATAGAATTTTCGACCTTGCTGAAAAAATAAACTGGACTTTTGAAAACCTTGACAAGCAGGTTTTCGCGAATTATTCTGTAAATAAGAGAACAGTTGATACAACCGCAGCGGGTAAATCTAAAACAGACTCATCAGGAACAACTAGCGCTGACGGCACAACGTCAACAACGGCAACCAATACAACAACAGGAACGCAGAGTGACGAAACAACGGGAACAGGAACGGTTAAAGATTCTTCAACAGGTAAGAACACAACAACAGGTTCTAACGAAAGTTCAACAACTCAGGGTGGAACAGAAACAACATCAAAAACAGCAAACGACACAAACACAACGACTTATGGAAAATCAACGTTGACAAATACAACAGATACTGGCACGGTGACAAATTCCAATGACGGTGACGTTACTGACACAAAGGCTATTTCTGGAGCTATCAACAAAGCCACAACAAGTGATTTAACAAAAACAGGTACCGAAAGCAACAGCAAGGACGCAACGGAGAACGGCAGCGGTACAAAATCACCAGCACTTCTTGAAACACGAAGTGAAAAAGAAGGTAACAACGTTATAGAAAGAGAGGTGTCATTTTCTGACACACCACAAAACGGTTTATCTGCCGTTAAGGACGGAAATTATTTAACGAATTTCACATTCCAGAAAGAGACAGAAACGCCGCATTTATTCGCGACTGTAAACACTGAAAGTTTAGTGGCTGCTGAAAGTAATTCAGATAGTAAAACACTTTCTGAAACAAACAATCTTACTTTTACAAATAGAAAAGATTCAACAACAGGAAGTGAAAAAACAAGCTATGAAAACTATTCAGAAACAAACACTCATGATGATAATTCAACGAAAACAGAGACGCGAAATTTGGCAGGAACAAACACGGTTACTGATTCGGGTTCTGATATCACATCTGGTGAAAGCACAGGAACTGACACCGTCACAAAGGATTTGACAGATTCAACGACTGGTAAAACATCGAGCACAACAGACACAACGAATTCAAACACAAGCGAAAGCAAAAACGCGACGACAGCAACAAGTAATTCAAAGAATGTATCAGAGTCTAACGGCTCAGATACGTCACACAATGAGAGCACAAACACAAACACAAACACAACAACAAACGATTCAACAAGCAAAACAATAGAGCAGGATGAACACTATGATTTCAATTATGAAATGTTAATGAAAGCAACACCGTACCTGAAAAACTTGTGGCGTGAATTTGATGATTTGTTTTTTGGTTTATTGTAATTTGAAAGGAGTGTGTAATATATGTATGAAGATTTTAAAGACATGGTTGAAGATTTACAATTAGTTATACCGTCCACGTTTGAAGAGTGTTTCACTTATGAATTACAGATTTTATATTTGAAAAATCTGATTGACAACATCGAACCGGGCGGGGATTATCAGGAAGAAATCGACAACATCAACAGAAAGTTGGTTGCTTTACAGAGTGAAGTAACTAAACTTAAAAACGACGTCAACAACCTTAATCCTGACGAAGTGCAGAGAAAACTTGACGCAATGCAAACAGAAATCAACGGTGTAAAAACTAGCATTCAGACAATCACTCAGAATGTGACAACTTTAACTGGAAATGTAAATACTAACACAACAGACATTGAAACTTTGACAGGTGAAATGACTAATGTGAAAAATACATTGAATAATAAACAGAATGTCTTGACATTCGACGCAACGCCAACAGCAGGCTCACAAAATCCGGTCACATCTGCCGGAATTAAAAGAGCGTTGGATAATATCGACGTTGGAAACGTACAGGAACAGTTGGAAGCAATAGAGCGTGAGCAGACAGAGCAGAACAATAAGATTTCCAGCAACAAAACTGAAATAGATTCTGTAAAAGAGGGATTGGCAGGAAAACAGAATGTTTTGACATTCGACGCAACACCAACAGAGGGGTCTAACAATCCGGTCACATCTGACGGAATTAAAAAAGCAATTGATAATGTTGACGTTGGCAACGTACAGGAACAGTTGGACGCTATCAAAACGGAGCAGACAGAGCAGAACAAAAAGATTTCAGACAACAAAACTGCAATTGATTCTGTAAAAGAAAGCGTTGCAAATCAGGAAACAGACATAACAGCTTTACAGGAAACAACGGCAGGACATACAACAGCGATTGAAGGGCTGCAGACTGGAAAACAGAATGTTTTGACATTTGACGCAACACCAACAGAAGGCTCACAAAATCCGGTCACATCTGACGGTATCAAAAAGGCAATTGACGCAAGCGCAGGCGGTGGAGGTGGTGGTGGTGGAACTGGTGAAACTCAGTTTAAACAACATACTTTCGATAGTCACGTTATTTTTACTATTACGCGAACAGATACAGTTGCTTATGAACCAACGTCAACGGGATTTGTAAGACATACTGATATGTCAGTTGGTAGTGTATCTTTTATGAATTCTGATTCTGTGTATCTTCCAAAATCTGGTGTCTATTCGGCAATAGTACAAGCTCGTGTGGCGTTAAAACGAATTGGTTATTTTGACACTATGATACCTGTTACGTTATATCCAAATGGAATTGGCGTTGGGGGTTCAGGTGCTTTCTTTACACTTGATATTAACCACACATTATATTTTGTAAATCTTGTGTATGAAAATAAATATGTAATTTCATAAAGGAGTGTGATTATTATGAAGAAAGAGAATTGTTATTTTTCACAGCTTGTTATTCCGTCAACGTTTTCAAATGCTTTCACGTATGAAAAACAGTTGTTGTATCTTCTTGATTTAATTAAGAAACAGCAGGAAGAAATAATTGATTTAAACAATCGATTGAAAAATCTTGAACAAAACGCTTGACAAAATACCGTTGAGGTGGTAATATAATTATAGGAAGATTTGCAGGGCTTACTCAGCCGGAAGTTCGGCTTGAAATATAGCACCGGTTGATGTTTTGACTGAGACACGGTCGGGGTTCTGGAATCTTCCTTTTTTAAAAGGTGGTGATATTAATGAGAGTTTTTACAGAAAAACATATAATTGAACTGATAAAGAAATATGGAAATGTTAGAAAGTCAGGTGAAAAGAAGGATGAGAGAGTGGACAGAAAAACACATAATAGAACTGATTAAACAACACTCAGGCGGTGGAATTGTTACACCACCTTTTAAAGAAATAGGGTTATTCTATACAGCATATGACAATCATTATATTGATATTTTCACAACTTTGAACATTCGTGAAATTTCAAATGTTGCTGCAAAAATATTACACCTTGACATATCAGAATGGAGAAATGGGCGCGTTTTGAAATCAACTTTAGACCCTAACTGGAATGACGGCGGAAGAATTTCACTTGATGACCAGGGAATTCCCGTTTCTGGTTATGATATGGATGTTGAAAGTTTCACTTGTTTTTTGGTTCCGTCTCCAAATGTTGATACAAATCACTATAACACATATTCTCAATTTGAATATAAAATAAGAGATGGATTGACTTTTTTGCCTGATTTTTTGCCGTTCATGAATTTTGGAACATTCGTTTTTAATGGTTATCAATATGGTTATGGTATAAACAACAGCTTTAAAACAGATGTGAATTCAATTGTCAAAGAAGTCTTGGGTGTAGATGATGATTTACTTGTTGATTACTATGAAAAAACACCAGATGGAAAGCCAATTTGGGACACATACACAAAGGTAAATGGATTTCTTGAAGATGAACAACATTATTTCAGAAAAGATTTAGTTCCAGAAGTCGCTTCGTTTTATGTCTCAAAAGCAGTTTTTCAAAAATGGTTTGAAACATTCCACAGCATGGAAATTTATATTGAAGTGTTAAACAGTAAAGTTATAATAAGACCTGACGAAACACCGCAGGAAGGGCGAGTTTTTTATGGTAGTTTCATAGCTGACGCTTATGAATACCCTGACGGGTATATAAATTAATGAAAGGTGGTGAGAATATGGAAATGAATGATATTGTGAATATGGTTTTGAATTCTTCTGTTTCAATCGTTGTTATCGGTTACTTTATGTATAGAGATTTCAAATTCATGGGACAGTTGCAGCAGACTTTACAGAGCCTTGTTGATACAGTCGGGGTTCTTAAAGACTTCATGGCACACGATATTAAAACAAAAGGAGATGGTGAAAATGAGTAAGGTTGAAAGTGCTATTCAGTTTATGGAAGACACAGCGCGTGACAATTCTCACGGATATTGTCAGACTCACCGTTGGGGCGCTGACGGTGATTATGATTGTAGCGCGCTTGTCATTACAGCGTGGGAGCGTGCAGGTGTAAAGGTAAAGAGCATGGGTGCAAGCTATACAGGAAATATTCTTGATGTTTTCAAAAAAGCAGGATTTAAAGATGTCACCTCATCTGTAAATCTTCGCACTGGTTCAGGTTTAAAGCGCGGTGACGTTCTTTTAAGAACAGGGCACCACGTTGCTATGTATTGCGGAAACGGAAAAGAAGTTGAAGCGAGCATTAACGAAAAAGGAAAAGCAACAGGCGGAAAGCCGGGCGACCAAACAGGGCGTGAAATCCACATCCGTTCTTATCGTAATTATCCATGGAATCACGTTTTAAGATATGTTGAAACCGCAAGTGTAAACACAAGCGCAAGTCATGGAAAATTAACAGCAAGCAACAAAACACGCTTTACAGTTAGCGGAACAGGAACCCCGAACCGTTCAAAACAGTTCTCAGGCGTGGTTCATGCTGATGTATTAAACACCCGTAAATGGGCGGGCACAAATTACGGTAAATGTAGCTTGAAACTATATGACGGTGATGTTGTTGACGTATGTGACTCAATTCAGGATAAGAACGGGGCAACATGGTATTATATATGTTATAAAAACAAACATGTTTTCGTTTCTGCGAAATACGTTGACTAATATATAAAAATGTAGTATAATAACGATATAGGAATATTCCTATATCGTTATTTTAAATTGAAAGGAGATTTTTAAAATGAGTTTAATTACACCTAATTCACAAATAAAATTATATAGTGATGTTGAAATTACTGACGGTTTAGAGCTTGTTTTTAAGTCAAAAGCAGGTCAGGACGCTTATTTTAAAAGCAAGTTGAAAGCTTCAAACGTCACATGTACCTATATTAAAAAGACAGGGAAATGTCGTATTGAATTTCCAACGTCAACGGTTTCACAATGCAATTTCATTACATTCACCAACGCTTCTTTTGAAAATGTGACGTTCTACGCGCGCGTTACTAATTGGGAGTATGTAAACAATGTGACTTCTGACATTATGTATGAAATCGATTGGTTCCAAACATATATGTTTAATGTGGAGTATAAGGACGCAAAAATAGAAAGAGAACATTTGAGCGAAGATGATTTTCAGGCATTGGAAAAGAACCCTTGGAAAACCGGAATCTATGAAATGGAAACAGAAGAAGGATTGGCAGTTGATAAGAATATGTTATATTTTCCTGTTGTTGGAACTGCTGATGATGACACAATGTATTCAATAGATGTTGGTGACTTATACGCAGTTATGCAGCTTTCACCGTATGAAACAGATGATACTACACTAGATGAATTATTAACAGAAAATTCATCAGGTTTTTACAGTCCAAAAGATAATTTAATTCATGTTGGAAACAAAGGAGAATCACCAGCGCCCGCGGCTATTCAATACATGAAATATCCAAACCCGAATTATATCGCTTTCTTTCAGATGAGTAAAACTGACAATTCAGGTCAAATAGGTTTAGCTAATGTTGTTAAAACATTGACTATTAATAACGCTTCACATAACATTATCGCGTTATACGCAATTCCAAGGAGTTATATCCACAGTTTTGTAACTGCAAACACACCAACACCTGATTACGCTAATTTTAAAGTTAAAACACCAGCTTTTTCAAAGTATGTTAATAAAAAACTCTACCGCGCTCCATATCAGTTTATAGAATTACATTTGGCAAATGAGGTTAAAGAATACCAGTATGAAAATTTCATTTTAAATGCAACTGGTGAAAATGCAGAAACAGAAGTTGAATTTGATGTTGTGACTTCATTGGAAAATATACCGATGTTAGCAATACTTCCAGCTTATTACAAATACTCGCCGGGTGACGGTATTATGAGTCAATTAAACGTAGATGAGCGCATTGAATATAAGAATATACCTCACATTTCTTATAATATAGATGATTATTCATCATTTCTTGGTTCTCAGTACCAGTCAGCATTAACAACATCTGACAACGAAATATATGCGAATGAAATAACCAGTTCCGCGGCGTTAGGTAATAACGTTTTACGTAATGATGTCGGAGCAATTCAGGAACAAGGACCTGTTTTATCTGCTGTTTATTTCTTGCGTGACATGTTGACTCAAGTGAAAAATAGTATTGATTATAATTCAGGCGGAACGGATTATATAAACAATTATGCACAGAATCAAACGCAGTTGGATTTACTGAATGAAGCAAATTCTGTTAAAAAAGGAGACTTTGTTTCAAATGTTTATGGACAGGCAAGAAGAGTTCTTGGAGGTTCCCGTTATGTTGCGGGAAATACTGGAACTTTGGAACTATACGCAGGCGTTGCCGGAAATGTTGGCGCACCTGTTGTCTGTAAAAGACAAATCAAACCAGCAATCCTTGAAGAATATGACAAGTTCTTTTCTAATTACGGTTATACATCAAATCGTATTGGCGTGCCGCGTGTATGTCATTACATCAAAGCGACAGACACACAGCCACATTTTCAGGACGGTTATACATACGTTAAAACCTCAGGAATGCAGGTTATCAGCAATGTGAAACCCGCTTCTGATTACATTGAAAGCATGTTTGACCGCGGTTGTAAATTCAAAAAGGGGGATTAATATATGAATGATAGTTTTATAGACGCAGGGGTTGAATTTTATTCACCCCTGCCGCTTCTAAATAAAAAAGATAGATACAAAAACACACCTGAAATATTCTTGTCATGCTCTAACCGTGGAGCAGGTAAAACTTACGGTTTTGGAAAGGTGATTTTGGATTTATATTTTCACAAAATAGAATTACCTTATTTGAAGAATATGAGAAAATTCGCCCTGTTATGCAGAAAGAAAGGTGATTTAGGTTCTGTTGCTTCTGGTATCTTTTCAATTATCTTAAACGACAATTACAATCAATATACCATAGAAGAAACAGTTATGCAAAAGGGCGTTTATAGCGTAATTCAGCTATGCTCAAAGATTGTAAACGATGAAGATGAAGAAGAACCATTCAAAGAAATATGCGGTTATGTTTTGCCTATAAATTCATCTGATGACATCAAAAAAATATCATCTAACTTTTACGACGTTGACGCGATTTTTTTCGATGAGTTTCAGTGTGATAATTATGTACCAAATGAGATGAATAAATTCGTAAACATTCATACATCAATCGCCCGTGGCGGTCCAAATGGAGTTCGCTTTGTCCCTGTCTTCATGGCGTCGAACTCACTCGATATTAACAATCCCTATTTCGAAGAACTAGGCATAACAACAAAGATTCAGGACAACACCAGATTTTATAGGGGTGACGGTTTTGTGTTGGAGCGTTTCGTTAATTTGTCAGTTGCAGAACGTCAGAAACAATCAGCGTTTAACAGGGCTTTTTCTAAGAATAAACAAATGCAAAGTAATATTGACAATAGTTGGTTGAATTCTGATTTCTCTTGTATCTGTAAACCAGAATCAGATTGGGGCAAGAATTATTATTTATGTACCCTTTCATATAATGATGTTGAATTAGCTATAAGATTATATGAAAATGGTTATTATTATATAAACAGGACTGTTGATTTAACACATCCGAACTTTTACAACATGAACCCTGACGGGCGTGAAAACATGACGTTATTTAGCCGCATACCGTTATTCAATAAACTTCGTGAAAACTTCTTCCGCGGTCGTGTTAGATTCTCTGATATAGCCGTTAAAAAAATTATGCTGGAAAATGTAATATAAAAAGAGGGTGAAAACCCTCTTTTTATTGTTAAAAGTCGCTTAATACATCAGCTCTTTCATACATGATTGACATTTCTTCACCGTCACACGCCGACTGAATATCGTTGAATAATGTTTTGTAATCCTCAGTATTTGATATTTTGAATGTTGCAGGCATTAAACAAATTCCGTACTTATCAGATGAATAAAACCAATCACCGTTGCGGTCAACCCACGTTCCCGGCGTCTGGTCGTCGTTATAATAAGTTGTTGTTTTTTCACTTTCATTTGTTTTCCATGTCAAACCATCTCTGAACATGTCAACAGACTTCACAACATTCAAACAAGCTTTCTTACTGATACCCGCAACCGTGCACACAATTTTTTCTTTACCGTCTTTTTCAATCTTGTCACAATAACACTTTGCATGAAGTGCTTTGAATTCCAAACATTTATCCTCAATATCAAAATATCCAAGCTCCTTACAAACTCCCTTTGGTGTTTTTGGTTTAAACTTGTTGATATCAATGTTTCGAGCCTTGCACACTTCAACAATACAACTTTCAACGTAATCATTAAACTTCAAAAACTCTTCAACCTCTTCATCAGTGAAAACACCTTTTATTGAATCAGTGTCACAATAAACAACCTTTTCATCAAATTTTAAAATATTCTGCCACAATCTCCATCGCGCCCAAGCAGAAACCCAAACGCCTATCTGATACATAGTATAACAATTTTTCTTCAACATACTTTTAATTGTATCATGAAAAGATTTCTGATTAAAATATTCATCGTCCTCTTTAATCCAACCATCTGCATTATAGAGAATTTCTTCATTGATTAACTTCTGAACCTGTACCCCGTAAATACCATTGTTGAACTTTTTTGAAAATGCGTATAAGTCTTCTTTTCCTTCAACATCTTTCAACGACGTTTTCCATCCGTAATAGTCCAAAATAACATTGATATAAGTTGCTGGTAAATAATCACAATCAGCAGCCCAACAGTGCAAAACCTCAATATTACAATCATACGCTTTTAAGAAAATGTCCAAATCTAAATCCGTCATTGTTGCTGTAAAACCTGCGGCGTTGTAAATCTTTCCGTTGTCAAGCGTTACAATTTCAAATTCCTTTCCGTTTTCATCTGTTGCCGTTTCAAAGTCATATGCCTTTGAGTATGAATAAAATGTGTTGAATGTTTTTGAAACAACATTAGTGAATCTAAATTCACCAAAATATATTTGTTTCTTATTTGCACCCAATCCCTGCAAATCAATCATATCTTTTTCATATTCTGAAATTTCGCGCCATGTTGAAATTGGAAATTTACATTGTGTCATCACTGCCGGATATGAAGAACGAAAATCAAAACAACTTACATTCTTTCTCAACTGATTCGTGTGAAGAATATTAGCATGAGTCCAACCTCCCATATATGCTTTATATAATTTTAAATAAAAATTATAATCAACTGATTCTGCCACCTTTTTGCACATGTCAACCCAAATTAAATCAGTGCCAACCTTTTCTTCTAATACTCTCCTTAATTCCCCTGTCTGCGTCATTGGAATATTTCCAAGTCGTTTATACTTATCACGATACTCACGCAAACCATAAACCATTGAAACAACGTCATTCACTGAATAGTTAATCTCATCATCTGTCAAATGCGTTTCAGGCGTCCTTACTGGTAAATAAAAATCCTTTGGTTCTGATAATTTTGAAACTTCCAAATCTTCCGTCCAACTTGCCAAACTTCTCTGAGTCAAACACAATGTATCATTTAAAATTATGTGAGTTCTGTTATAATTGAAATCCGCTCTCATCGGGCACCGCTGTTTTCTAGCAAAAACAGAACATCTTTTTGTCCATCGTGTAAACTCCTTATGAAAAACATTCTGTAAATGCTGGAACTCGAACCCTAAATTGTGGATGTATATATGAATTTCAGGTGCTGTTCCAACAACTTTCTTTCCTTTCTTATATGAGTCTAATATTAAACTTCTCGCGATTACATCCATATTAGGGTCAACACCATTAGAAGCCAATGTAATATCATCTGTCAATTCTGTAATAAACTCTTCAAACTCACCCCAAGTTCTACCCATGAAAACAATAATTTCTGAATTATTATCAGCAGCGCGCTCAATCGCGCACTGCCAAACATACATGAGAGAAACCTGTTCGACGTCTTCGCCGTCGAACAGCGAGTGATTTTTTGAATAGAGTTCATGAGAAAAACCGACAATCTGACCGTCTTTCTGTCTAAAACCGTTAGACGTCTCAATGTCAAACGTTATTAAGTTTTGTAATTCTTTAATGTGTGTTTTTCCCTTTGTGACACTTTTAAAATCAAAAGTGATTTCTCTTAATTTCTCATAACTCCAACAAATCAAATTGCTCATAATGTTTTTAATCCTTTCTTAAATTTTGCGTTGTCGTAAATCGGCAGCGCATTTTTTTTATTTTCCTTTGACTATCTTAACAGCCTTTCTTAAAGAAGAACCGCCCTCAATCAAAACAAGTATTCTTTTTAAATCGTCACCCGTTATTCCTTCTTTATCAACAGACTCTACAAAACCCCTCAATTCCTCTTCATTATAATAAGAATTTTTAGCATTTCTATACTTCTGCCATGTGTCAGAATCAAAAAAGTCATACATAATATCAATAGTATCATCACCAACAGCGAAATTTTCACCGAATGTTTCTTTTGCTGCTTTCAACTGCTCCGCTTTTATTTTGTCCTTAGACTCCTTCAAAAAAGGCGTCGCATAAATAGCTTTTACAAAAGCGTCACCGTATTCACTGCCCATGATAGTTGAAACAATTTTTGTAAGTTCTGAAGTTTTAGCACCCTTCAAGATTTTTCCAACATTTGCAATATCTGTAAATTTACGCGATAACAAAGCGAAATCAGATTTAATACCCAATGCAGTTCCGAACTGACCAAATAACATCGATATCAATTTTGCGGAACCTCTGTTTAAGTTCATTGCATTTTTCTGTAAATCGTTAGTGAACTGTCTAGCCTGATTAATGTTGGTCAATTCGCTTGCTTTCTTTATAAAAGTACGTTCAACACCTGCCGCCGCTTTGTATGTTATTTTCTTATGTGAATACGATTTAATTCTGCTTGTGTTTGCCGTTACTTTTCGATACTTTTCAACTTCCCCACTCGTCCAACGTTTTTTTGTTACATCCTCTTCAACAGCTTTTTTTACATTCTTACTGACTTTATATCCCCTTTTTTCCAACTCATCAATTCTTTTTAACGCGTTCTTCTGCGCTCTCTCAACTGCTTTCAAATTCTTTTCCCATTGTGTCATTTTCTTTTTACTCATGTATTACACCACCCGTTCTTTAATGTAATATTAGTATACCACACACACCCCAAAAAATCAATGAATAAACTATGAACTAATTGTAAACAATTTATAAAAAAAAAAACAAGAGGTTTTAAAACCTCTTGTTTGATGTATACACCGTAATTATAAAACAGATGATGTAAACAATAAACATTCCAACCCAACCAATGCCACTCATAATTACACCCCCTCATATTCAGTCACAATACAATCACACATTTTTCTCACAATAATCAACAAATGACAAAGATTATCAAACCAATCATAAATATCATGTTGTCCGACATCATCATAACCAACACTGAAAATATCTCTAAAAGCCGTCATGTCTTTTTCAATTTTTTCTCCAGCGTCACCAGCTATATCACAAACAGCCATCCAATAAAGACATCTTACCCGTGATATTAATTCATCTCTTCGAATATCAGCATAACTATAAGCTACCATAATATAAAACATGCGTTCGATTTCAAGATATCCAAGACAAGTTTTATTTTCACAAATATATTCAAGCAGCCTTTCCGCATATGTATACGAACTAAAACGACCTTTAAGATTTTCTAACTTATCAATACCATGAAGTGTTTTTACACTTTCACTGACAAAAATGTTTCTTCTTAAATTTCTTCTAGCTTCTAATAATCTGTATTCCTTGTCAATATCTCTATACATAACCATTCACCCTCACGCCTTGCGCGTGTCCTTTCTTAATTTCTGATTACATTATACCCCAATATCACCACATAGTCAATTAAGAAAGTATAAATAAAATATAAACAAAATATAAACAGCCACATCACACATCCACGGACCACCTCGCGGCGACACACACAGCGAAACACACCGCGCAATCCGTCGCGAAATTTCGCTCCATGTACTGTCGTTGAATCATCAACATCATTCCACAATAATATACACGGCAGCATTACGCTGCAAAATTCGCCGCAGAATTGAAGCAACGTGATTTCTCGCTGTGGGAATTTGCGGGCGATGATTTTGTGAAAAATGGTATCATAC